AGCCCCAGCGATTCGGCCTCCATCTGTGCTGAGATAGAGCGTCACCCGTGAAGCTTTTTCAGTGGCAGCGCTGCTGTCAAAAATGTAGCCTTGCAGCGTGCTATTGCCAATCGCGAAGCCATTTGGGTCAACGCTGCTGATGGTGCCTTCCCCGAGTAAAAATACAGCGCGTATCATCTGGCCTCCGCCAAGGCTCAGAGCTTGGTTCCAAAGCATTGGCATATTGATACGTACTGCGCCGTAAGTTGTGCCAGATATGGTTTCTTTACGAGCGTAAATAATGGGAATAATGCTGCCTATGGTTGCAATATCTTGTTGCGAATCAAACCCATATCTAGGCGCAAACCGACTGTTTCGCAGGACTGTGCTGCCTTCCTCTTGGCGCTGCGTTGGTTGACCTTGTTCACCTGGGGCTTTTGGTGCGGAAGGCTTTAACAGCAACGAAACCGCAATCGAACCTAGTCCGATTACAAGGTTGACGATTGCAATAACTGTTGCGACTTCTGCAGTTACAGCAGGTCGCGGTCCTTCCGCTGCGCGTTTCCGTGCCTCAATATGGAAGTGCCGATACTGCGCCTCTGTGAGCCCAAGAATTTCAGCGATATAACGATCAGATGGCAGCATTATTTGAACCTCCGGTATTCCATTTTTTTACACCGTTCCACCGGGATCCATCGCACGCCTTTCCGTCTGTTGACATGCAGAAGCCCTCCATCCACGACAACGCCAATACCAATATGGTCCGTAGCTCGAAACATCGTCACGGCGTATTCTTCCGCTGCGCTTAACGACATTGTAAGTCCTCGATACAGCATCGCTAACGATTCATAATCGCCGCGTTCTGCCATGTCTAACCACTCCGCATTCAGCGCAGGGTGTGGAACGCCTGCAGCATCTAAAACGTGCCAGGTCATGATCAAGCAGTCTGCGCCTTTGCCGTCATGGGGATCCGCCCGAAACTCATGGGGAAGGCCAATCCAGCGGTGCCACATCAGCCGATAACCAATGATCCGCTGGTTGGTAATGCGCCAACCAGTTCTGTGCTCAATGTACGCCGAGGTATCTGCGCCTTCACTGCATCAAGCGGTGACGTCAATCGCATGGTGATCGCTGTTGCGTCCATTCCCTTCACTGCCAATTCGTAGGAAGCGATGCGCCATATTTCGGTTGAAATCAACGCCTCGTCTGCGAAAGTCAGCGGGTCGAGGCTTACTGTTTTAATTTCCAGTATGTAACGGCTCTGCACTGCTTCTGCAAACAAATTTACAGAGATCGCATCTGCACCAGCGACCAAGGCAGCATTGGAGCGTTCACCGCCGCGAGCACCTCCGCCAGATGAAACAGCAAACGGCGCAAAGCTGTACGTCACACCGCTATAAGTGCGTTGCTGATTGACGCTGAAATTTTGATATGGCGTGCCAGTATAAACATCAGCCTGCGTCTTGAAGCGAACGTAATTAACAAATGCGTACGCGCTCATCAGATACCAACCTTGCTGCGGGTTCTAGGGCTATTTTGCAGCGTCGTCAGCGTCATCGCACGGCCACGCTCGGCGGCCTGCGCCATGCCCTGGCGGTGCTGTTCCGCCGTAACGTACTCAACGTTATTTATGACCGTTGATTCATACCGAATGTCCAGTGGTTGCATGGCAACGGCTTGCTGATTGTTCAGCTGTTCGCGAGTGCTGGCTGCGCTCTGCTGACGGTCCAGCTGTTCGCGGGTGCTGGTAGCGGCTTGCTGATTGTTCAGCTGTTCGCGGGTGCTAGCAACCTCAACGCCTAAACGACCGCTAGGGCCTCGTTTAAGGGGCATGATCGCTTCTGGGCCAGCTTCACCCATCAGCCCCGTACCATTCGCTAGCGGGAAGATTGTCGGCTCGCCGACAATTCCACCTTTAGCAAACGGTACGATTTTATTTTGAGCAATTATGTTTCCTTTTGCGGAACCAAACAGCTTTCCCAGAATGCCACCGCCTGAACCTAAAGAGTTAAATAATTGGTTGATTCCAAGCTTTATAAACATGTTCCCGATGTCTTTTAGCGTTGCAGACGCAACTTCTGCGAGCGACTTGGTGCCATCAACAGCAGCGGTCAACGCATCAACAACACCGCCTTGAATAGAATCTCCAATGCCTTTATAGATGCCATCCATCTTTTCGCCTTGCGCTTCTGCTTTTGCGTCGAGCTCTTGGAATGCTGCATCAAAATCACTCAAGAATCTGGCCAAAGAATCGGCCTCTTCTTTTGCAGTTTCTGCAATTGTTTTCTTGTAGGCTTCTGCCTCGTTCCGCTTGTTTTCCAACGCAATTCTTGCCGCGATTTGTGCATCGACATCCTCTTGAGCGAAACCTTTCGCATTCTTTTGCAGTTCTGCGATGTCAATATTTAGCTGAAAATTCTTTCTTTCAGTTTCATTCACTGCACTCGCGAGTAACGCTTGATTCTCAAAAGCTTGAACTCTATCCCTTGAAAGCTGCGCCAGCTTTCTAGCCTCTTCCACAGGGTCTGGGCCTGTGCGTCCTGTGCCTTTGTTATTGCCTGAGGGCAGCAACAAAGACGCGGGTCTTTCGAGTTGAATTTCTTTAGGCAATTTTTCGAGATCGATAGCGTTTAGCCGATCTTTCATAAGCTGAAGCAATACTTGCTTTTTGCCTTGGTTCCTTAGCTTTGCAAGCTCAATCGATTGCTCTTGGAGACCTTTAAACCCTGTTCCATCAGGGCCAGTACCTCTAAAAAGATCTTCAGCGCCCTGTACGTTTAAGGGTAAAAGACCTGATTCTATATCCCTTCTTGCTGAAACCTCGCCGGGTTTTGTTGCTGCAACGATAAGGCTATTAATTTGGTTGAGTGTGCCAGCCGCTAGGCCGCCGATAAACTTAATGGCCGGCTCAAGATTTAGAATCAATTCGGCAAGACCTCTGAATGCTTCAGATATTTGAGGGATTATCTCTTGCGTTAAAGCGACTTGAACATCCTCTGTAGCGTTCTGAAAATTTGCTATTGCCTGTGAAGGCCCACCTAGTGCAGCGTTCAGCTGATCAACCCCTTCCGTTTCAATCCTTTTGAGCGCAGAAATCACGATCTCAGCAGTGATGCCTCCCTCAGCGGCAAATTTTCTTAATTGCCCTTGCGCGACACCTGATTCCTTGCTAATTGCCGTGAGTATTCCAGGCACTTGCTCTGAAATGCTGTTAAATTCATCACCCCGAAGCGCTCCTGAACCTAACGCTTGCGCCAGTTGAGTAAAAGCGTTTGAGGCTTCTACAGAAGTGGCGCCACTAATCCTGGCCGCAGTATTGAAACCATTATATGTGCTTACAATATCTTCTAAGGAGACTCCAACGGGCCTCAATCTCGCAAAAACTTGAGCTAATGCTTGGTTTGCTGTTGTTTGGCTGACTCCAAAACGCTCAGAAGCATCACTTGCCGCTTTTGTGAGCTTGGCAACCTCACCATAGCTTTGCGCTAAAAATTTAATTCTGCGTTCTGACTCTACTCTTTGAATACCTGCTGAGACAGCCGCTTGAGCGGTTCTAAGAGTCGCATAGGCTGCAGCAGCTTTGACAAGCTTTTTGCTTAGATTCCCAAAGCTTAGGCTCGCTTTATCTGCGGCATTCCCTGATGCTATAAATCTTCCTTTTGCATCTCGAAGCCGACCGTTTGCATCAAGAACAGCGCCTTCAACTTCCGCCGTTGCTTTCTTGAACCGCCCAAGCGATCTGACGCCCTGCGTCGCATCAACAATAAGCTTAACGATCGATTCAGCCATGGCCCTATTCTATCGGCCTCCCCTTCTGGCGCGGTCCATTGCCTCCTGCTCTTTCTCTGCTTTTAGCTCGTAATACGCTGCAAAATGCACCATTTCTGCATCGGTTAGCTCTGTTCTCAATTTACTCACGGTCATCCCTAATTCGCAGGCTAGATGAAACTCAAAAAAGAGCCAACTGTCCTGCCTCAGTCGTTTTTTGCATCTTCAACGCCAGCCTCTTCGCCAATACCAAACAAAAAAAGCTCGAGGTCGTTCAGGACGCTTTCAGGCAGCTGCCGCTGCAGTTTCGGCGCATCAGCCGGGGCAAATGCCTTGGTGCCGTCCTCAAGTTCTGCCATCTGGCAAAGCATCTGTGTGCTCACATCCAGCGCTTCATCAGTGCCGGCCAGTTGCTGCGATTTCTTACGATCAGCTCTTGTGATCGGCTTAAAGTACAGGCTGATAACAACCTTGCCGTCTGCATTTTTCACGTCAAACTTACGTCGCTGATTGAGGTCAAATTCCCCAACCAGCAAATCAACAGCGCGGTTCCTAGCCATTTAATACCAAGTATTCACAAAATCATACCGCTCTATGCGTCTGATGTCATGTCACCGTTGACGGTAAACGAACAATTAACAGTTACGAGATCCCCAACCGTGGACCCGAGCTCCATGTCATTAATCATCCCGGCAAAGGAGATTGAGTCAGATCCTGAAGTCGTTCCGGTAAGAAACAGCTCGAAAGTTGCCGTCGCTGGATCATTTGTTTTAATGGCCTCAGCTATAAATGCAGATTGGCCTGTGGCGGTTTTATCGTAAACCAGCTCAACCGAGCCCGATCCGCCTACCAACCCGCCGACGACAGTTGTAGATGTTTGGCCTTGAACCGTCGTGTCAAGAACTGCTTTTGTCGTGCTCAGCGACCAACTCCGAGTGCCCACCACGGTTGCATTGCTCGATCCGGAGGCATCGAATTGCACTGCCCCTTGCTCTCCTCTGATTGTTGCCATTGGTCAAAGATCCTCAATAAATTCAAAGGTCACAGAAACCCTTGTTTGAAAAAACGGTTCTGGCTGAGGAGAATCCACAACTGCAGGGCCGTCAGCAGCGTCGAAAAAAACGCCAGAAACTATGGCCCTATTGTAGAGGTCTCGAATGCGTTTCCCAATCGCATAATTAGCGCCGGGGCCAACGCCTTTGGGGGTGAAGATATTGCACAGCAAAACACCAATTACCTTTGTGCTGCCCTGTGCTGTCAGGCCCTGGCTTAGATATTCGTTTCGGCCAAACTGCACAAGGCATTGAACCCATGATGATCGCGCCGTGGGATTGTTGGGCATGTTATGAAAAACAACCGGGATCGACGGGACTTGCGCCAGCTCAGTCGCAAGCCGGCCCTCGACGATCGCCCGTACCGCATTTAGATCAACAGCAGCCATTAGCGATTTTTCCGCCTTATGAGCTCAATTTTGGCCGGGATCTGGAATGCCGCGATCTCTTTGGCTAACAGATCTGGATAGCCGGGGATCGTCGGCGGGTTCTGCCTTGTTCGGTAAAGGCCACCCCAAGATGGCGGGAGGTTATTCCCATAAACAACTGGTTCCGCATGATCCTTGTTATTTTGAATCTCGATTCGTGTTTTGCTGATTTTTACCTGGCGCCAATTGCCTTTAAGGATTCCCGTGTCAACCGGCGTTTTTTCTTTTACCTGGCCTTCCCAAACCTTCGCCGCAAAAACGACCAGCTCCTCGAGCTCATCTTCTGCAAGCTGCGAGATTTCGCCTAGATCAATCTGCCGTGCCATTGCTATGCCCTCAAAATTAGCTCGTAGGTGAGCGGCTCATTGTCTTGCTCAATGGTGTCAATCTTAATCACTTCATGCGAAAAACCAGAAATCAAAACGCGGTCTTGCGTCGTCGGCACAGCTGCCG